AAATAACTAAAAAATTGTCACAATGGCCGCAATTATAACTGATCAACTTCGTATTTTGAATACTAAAGATTTTGTTGCTAGTGTAGCTGCAACTACTAATTCATTTTATACATGGATTGGTTTGCCAAATGCTACACAAGTTGATTCTGATTGGAATACGACTCCACCAAATCCCAGAGATTCTTTTAATCAGGAGAATGAATATTGGGATACTATGATTGCGTTGAAAAAAATAACGACATCAGATGTTAAACAGGTTGTAGATAAAAATAGTTGGACATCGGGAATTACCTATGATATGTATAGGAACGATATTAGAGCAGAGAGTCCTTCTAAACCATCAAATGCGATAAGTTTATATAATGCAAATTATTTTGTTATGAACTCTGATTACAGAGTTTACATCTGCCTACAGAATGGAAACGATCCTGATAATCCAGAAGGTAAAGCATCACTAGATGAACCAACATTTACAGATTTGGAACCAAGGGCAGCTGGAACTAGTGGTGATGGTTATATTTGGAAGTATCTTTATACTATTAAACCAAATGATATTGTAAAATTTGATTCTACAAACTTTATGCCTGTCCCTAAGGATTGGGCAACTAATGCACGAGATGCAGCAGTAAGAGATAATGCATCGACGAGTGGACAACTCAAAATTATTACTATTACAAATAGGGGAGTTGGACTAGGCACTGCTAATCAAACTTATACAAAAGTTCCTGTTAGAGGTGATGGAACAGGTGCAGAAGCAACTGTTGTTGTTAATAGTGCATCTAAAATTGAATCAGTAACTATTTCAAAAGGTGGTTCTGGATATAGTTTTGGTACTTTGGATGTGATAGCAGGTGGAGTACCAGCAGGAAGCACAGCTCCTGTATTTGATGTTATTATTCCTCCAGAGGGTGGTCATGGTGCTGACATTTATAGAGAACTGGGAGCAAAAAATGCTCTTGTTTATTCAAGGATTGAAAACGATACAGAAAATCCTGACTTTATAACAGGAAATGAATTTGCTCGTGTTGGAATTGTTCAAAATCCAAAATCTTATGGAACTAGTTCTAATTTAGAACTTGATAAGGCAAGTGCAGTTTATGCATTAAAACTTGTTGGTGCTGGTGCAAGTACCACTACTTTTACTGCAGATGATTTTATAACTCAGACTATTTCAGCTGGATCTACTGCTGAAGGAAGAGTCATTTCTTATGATCAAACTACTCAAGTTTTGAAATATTGGCAAGACAGAACAGTTGCTGGATTTAATACTAACGGAACTAAAAACACTGATCCTGAGTATGGATTTCAACTTAACAGATTTACAAGTAATATTGTAGGTGGCGGTTCTTTCAATATTCTTGGTGGATCTGCAACTTTAGCAATTCACAGTTCATTTACAGGTGTATCTACTGTAATAAATAGTAAGACGTATTATCTTGGACAGTCATTCACAAAAGGAG